TATTACTTCTGTGTACTTCTTCGAAGCACTCATCTAAATCAATTCCAAATGAGTGTCCAGCTCCATATACAACATAAAGAAGATCAGTAAGTGCATCTGCGATTTGTACCATGTCTCTATCTTCCATAGCTTGACATAGCTCACTAAATTCTTCTGATATAAGTTCTAGTCGAAGGTCTCTTGTATTGAAGTCCGGCCAAGTAGGTTCCATTTCTACCTTCTGACCGAAAGCTTCCATAAAGTCCCCAACTTTCTCAAAATTGCTTATTTTTGTCATTACTCTGCCCTTTTTGCCTTCGTTTCTCTCTTAGTTTTGCTGCCTGTTTCGCTTTATTGCGACTCTCGCTTGGTTTTTCAAAATACTCTCTTTCTTTGAGAAGTGCTAATTCTTCTTTTGTTTTGCGTTTTAGCATACGAAGAGCAGTATTTACGTTATTGTTTCTGACTTTTATCTTCAATAATCCTCCCTAACAGTCCGGATCAAAGTCATACCACTCTTCTGCTTCAGAAGGCTCATGGTAGTAGTCATCATCAGAATAGTCGTCATCTTCGAAGTTGAGTTTCTCAAAGTCCAACTCTTCTGTTTCTGCAATTTCATGTGATATTTCTTCTAACGCTTGTAATAAAGATTTTTTATTTGTAGAAGATGTGTTCATTTATTTTCACCGTTATAGTTTTACTTCTTGCCCAGTTAGGCTGTTTGATATAGTTTGCATGATACCAGAGTGCTCCTTCTGTAAGGTCAGGAAAGCCTCGAACATAAACTGTAATGGCAAGGTCGGCTGCTTCTCGAAAGCGTATCTCATCACTTGGAAAGTCGACTTCACCGTCGCAGTACCAACTAAATTGACATCTATGGAGACGCTCACCGCCTTGCATTACAACATCACAAACTGTATTTGGAAATCTGGGAGAATCTACTCTATTCATCGTTACTTGTCCTACTGCCAATCTACCCGCAAGAGGCTGATTTCTGCTCTCAAAGTAGATATTTCGAGCAAGACAATCTAACTCTTCCTTCAGGTCTTGAGCACCCGCAGGTTGAGTATATAATAGTGCAGAAACTAGAAGAACTGCTTTTGTGGCCGTTTGAAATGCCATCCTTCCCTCCTGAGTCTAAGAGCTTGCGAAGAGCAAGACTGTAGTGTTCTGTTGGGGAATAACTTTAGAAGTTCATCTGTGCTAACCATATAATATTTATTGGTAAGTAACTGCCTCTCCTTGTAAGACCAAGGTTGTTGTTTATAGTTTCTCATAAAATTTTCCTTTTCGAACGATTATTATACTCAATCTAACCTCCGAAGTCAAGTATTATTTTTAACATTCTTCCCAAACTCTCAAAAAATAGTTCTTGACTTCAAAGTTTTTGTGCTGTATAATATCCTTTAAATCGAAATTTTAACCAAAAAACAGTGATTCAAGAAGGAAAAGTACATGATGGCACCAGAAATAGTTTTAGTAATGATGGCTTGCATAGTAGGTGCTGTATGGACTTCCTACAAGACAGGACTTCGCAAAGGCATAGAAACCACTCTCGATCAGCTCGAAAGTGCTGGTATTATAGAATTTGACGCGGAGTAATGGTGAGCGAAGCCAGCCTAGAGCCAGAGCTAATAGCTATGGCATTAAGAAAAGAAATAGAATTTGCAATGACACTTGTAAAACCCGGCACAAAGGGTGACATTCAATCTGCAATAAGATGGATGGCAATGCGAGTGCAGCAACTAGAAAAAGGTCGGAGCACCTCTAACGCCCAAAATGACAATACGTAACTTAGAGTGCCGAAAGGGCTCGCAGCAGCACACCGTAAGGGTGCAAAGGAGAAAGCAATGAACAATCTAGCAAGATTGAATATGGCAGACTTCCCGAAGTTTTTTCTGGGGTTTGACCGTTTTGAAAACTTAAATCACAATGTAGATTCGCAATATCCGCGTTATAACATAGTGAAAACACTCAATGGATACAGAGTTGAACTGGCAGTTCCTGGATGGAATAAGTCGGACATAGAGATTTCTTTACACAAAGATACTCTTACTGTACGAGGGGTATGTAAGCAACAAACGGAAAACAAAGATGAGTCATTCGTCTACAAGGGGTTGAGTGGAAAAGAGTTTACCCGAACTTTCACAATGGGTCAGCACATTTTACTTAACAAAGCTTACATGAATAAAGGCCTACTTTGTATTGATCTGGAACAACTTGTACCAGAAGAAGATAGACCAAGAGTCATTGACATTGAGTAATTAAATGAAAGCAATCAAAAGGTACCCAAAAGATTGTGATGGTTATCTGTGTGAGGCACTGTGGAGCTATGGAGCTCTACTTAGTGTTCTTATTACAGCCGCCGTTGCAGCTTAAAGGACGGGCGGGGTCTCCCCGCCTTTTTGCCTTGGAGAGATAGTATGGCATTAGGATTTATCAAAGAGTTAGTAGGACCAGTGACAGGTCTAGTATCAGAGTTTATTGAAGATAAAGATCAAGCCAATAAACTTGCGCATGAAATAGCAACACTTGCAGAGAAGCAAGCACATCAACAAATCATGGCACAGGTTGATGTAAACAAACAAGAGGCAGCACATAAGTCCTTGTTTGTAGCAGGATGGAGACCTGCAATTGGTTGGATATGTGGATTAGGTATGCTGTCCAACTTTATTATAGTACCCATGACAAATTTTGTACTGGCACTTACAGGAAGCCCTGTAGTAGTGCCTCTTATAGAGCTGGAAACAATGATGCCAGTATTACTCGGAATGTTAGGTTTAGGTGGAATGAGGTCTTATGAAAAAGCAAAAGGTATCGCTAGAGAAAAATAAAATGGCAAACATTAAACTTCACGAGTACTGGAGTGACGATGAAAATAGAAAAGCTTCCGTACATAAAAATGACCAAGGTTTTTATGTAAAATTATCAGAAGGAGGCTACCTTCGAGAAGTGCGCAGACTATACAACCATAATGAACAGTATGCAGAAGATTGCGCTGAAAATTTTGTTCTCGGAATATTTAACGTATAAGAAAAACTTGGTCAAGACTGAACACAGCAGCGGATAGAAACATGGATGACGGTTTAAAGAAAATATACGAGAAAAGAAAAATGCAAGCAAGACAAGCTGAAGAACCTTTGTTCAAAGATATAGATCCTTACTCCGGCTTAGACTGGGATGAAAAGAGAATGGATATCATTGGACAAAATGGCAATGATGGTGAACACTATGATGACCCAATAGACGGTCGTTGGAATTGGTACGGGGTCGAAGAAGAGGATGTTAAAGATACTCGTAGACATAGGGAAATGGATGCTACAGGCATGGATGACGACGATCCAAACCCCAAAGAAGGACCAAGAGGAAATTATGAACTTTGAACAATTAAGAGAACAACTGATATATGACGAAGGCGCTGTATATTCAATATATGAAGACCATCTTGGTTATGCTACTTTCGGTATTGGACATCTTGTAAAAGAGAGCGATCCAGAATATGGGAAACCTGTAGGAACAAAAGTACCCTATGCACGAGTAATGGAGTGCTTTCGAGAAGACTGTGATATAGCAGTACGAGAATGTGCGATACTTTATGGAGAAGATTACTTTGAAGATTTTCCTGGTGAAGTACAAGAAATACTTGTAAACATGATGTTTAATCTCGGTAGACCAAGACTAGGCAAATTTAAGAAAATGATGGCAGCTCTCAAAAAAGAAGACTGGAAAGAAGCTGCAGTAGAAGGACGTGACTCGCGCTGGTATAAGCAAGTAACTAAACGTGCTGAAAGATTAATGTCCCGACTTGAAAATGTCGAATCTTAATTTAACAATAGTTATTCCCTCAAAAAACGAAGAGGACTATATAGGACATCTACTAGATGAATTACAGCTACAGTTTCTAGAGGATACGCCTATTTATATTGCAGACTGCTCTACGGATAATACAAGATCTGTAATTGAAGAGCATAAGGGTCGTCTCAATGTAAAAGTCATTGAAGGAGGTCCTGTATCAGAAGCCCGAAATAAAGGAGCCAAACTCGCAGAAAGTAAGTACATTTTATTTATTGATGCAGATGTTCGATTTTTTGAGTTTACCACCATTATACAAACTTATAAAATGATGGAAAAAGAAAACCTCCATTTACTTGGATTAAAAGCAAAGTGCTACGATAACGATAGACTTGCAAAACTGGGGTATAAAGCATTCAATTTTATAAATAAAATTATGTGTAAAAAAATTCCTTTTGCAGTTGGTGCATACATGCTGACAAGAACGGATAAGTTTAGAGAGTATGGTGGATTTCCTGAAAAATACAAAACTTCAGAGGACTTCTTTTTATCAAAAATGTATGCTCCCAAACATTTCAAGCTGGCAGATTATTACTTTGGGCAAGATAGCCGTAGACTAAAAAAGATGGGATATTTTGGAATGGCAAAGTATTTAATTAAAAACTTTATAAATAGAGACAACAAAAAGTACTGGGAGCAAATCGATGGAAGCAAATACTGGGACTAAGTATCGAGCAGTATTTATATCAGACTTACATTTAGGCTCTAAACACTGTAACTCAGATGCACTGCTGGAGTTTCTTACAAATATAAATACAGAAAAACTTTTTCTAGTCGGTGATATTATTGATGGTTGGAGACTACAGAAAAAGTGGTTTTGGCCAAATGAGCATAATCGTATTTTACAGAAGATTCTAAAAATATCCAAAAATATCGAAGTTATTTATATAACAGGCAATCATGACGAGTTTTTACGCACGCTTCCAGAGATGTCTTTTGGAAATATCTCAATAGAAAATAGAGTAACTTACTTAGGATTAGACGGAAAAAAATACCTTGTAACACACGGAGATATTTTTGATAATCTAATGAATAGTTTGTATGGTAGATTTATAATGCACTTCGGAGATTTTGCTTATGATAGATTGCTGTACCTAAATAGATTAGTAATACGGTTTCGAAAATTATTTAAACTATCACCTTGGAGTTTATCTAAATACCTAAAAACAAAAGCAAAAGCAGCTTCGAACTATATAAACGATTTTTCATTTGAAATGTCAAAGTACTGCAAACATAAAGGCTACGACGGGGTCATTTGCGGTCACATACATCATGCTGAGATAGTAGAATACGATGGTATTACCTACATGAATGATGGTGATTGGTGTGAATCCTGCACAGCTCTTGTAGAAACTCAAACTGGTGAGTGGAAAATCCTAAATAATTCTTGACATTTTTTGCTAAACCGAGTATAATATGCTCTATGAATATTTTTATATTAGATGAAGATTTGGATCGCTGTGCAGAGTACCATGTTGATAAGCATATTATCAAGATGCCTCTCGAAGCAGCCCAAATGCTTTGTACAAACATGTGGATTGACAAGTACTTTGGATATGTTCCAGAAAAACTATCGAAAGAACAGCTTGCAGTTCTAAGAGAGAAGAAGAAAAATGAACCGAGGGACTTTCCTTACCTTCCAACAATGCATAACCATCCTTGCACTATTTGGGCTCGTACTAGCTTGGATAATCACGAATGGCTACATTGCTATGCAGTGGCTCTCAACGACGAATACGGATACCGATACGGAAAAAGCCATAAATCAGTGCATGAAGTCATCCTTAAACTACCCGAGCCAGTATCAAT